GTGCTTACGAGCCATTCAAGGCTGGCTTCGGTGCTATGGGTACAGTGGAACAAGCTGGTCAGCAAGCTCTTGGCTTAGGCTCTGAGTTGGGTGGTCAGGCTTCCTCAGCTGCTCGTGCTGTAGCCCCTTATCAGTACTCTGCTGCTGCGTATAATCCTACAGCTAACTACTTAGCTAACCCTCAGTTACAGAGCGCTATTGGAGGAATGCTTGGAGGCGTTTCTCAAGCTTCTCCTCAACTACAATCTCAAGTGGGATTATTAGGAAGCAGTACATGGAACCCGTTCAGCGACTACAATACAGGTGCTAACGGTTGGGGCAACTACGGAGAATAAGGAATAATATGGCAACAGATTCAGTAATGGGGTTGTTTCAGACTCCAGATCAATATCAACTAGCTCAGCAGCAAGCTCAGATGGAGCAGGCGCGTGCTTATGCTGCTCAAGACCCTATGCAACGTGCTGTTGCTTCTCAGTACTTTGCTGGTGGTCAGTTAGGTCGTGCTTTGGGTGCTCCTGATCCAGTGCTTGAGCGTCAAACACAACGACGAGCTTTTATTCAGCAGGTTAACATGGCTGATCCTCAATCTCTAGTTCAAGCTATTCGTGCTTCAGCTAACGACCCTGAGATGTCTACATTTCTAATGGGTAAGTATAAAGAGCTTACAGGTATTCAGAAAGACCAGTCAGTCATTGAGAAGAATAAGAATTGGGAAAAAGCTGAAGCCGATAAGACACAAGTTCGTAATTTGTTGGCTGATGTTGAAACACGTTTAAACAATAATGAAGCAGTAGATCAAGCCACTTTAAATAAAGCTCGTTTAGCTTACGCTGAAAAAGGACAGCCTGTAGATCGTTACGATCCAGCTTCACAGACTGTTATTCGTATGCCCGGTATCGATATGACAATGTTCCCTAACCTTACTCAAGCCTTTGCCAAGTCTTCTAAGGCTGGCGGCGGCGTAGTAGGCGGAGGCACAGGCGGTGGATCAACTGTGAGCGTTATGGAAACACCGATGTCTGAAGAGGCTCGTCGTGGGCGACTCAGTTCTTTAGAATCTTCTTCAGCACAGCTTCAAACTACTTTGGATACAATTACACAAACAGCTGGTTTGGTTGGACCTAAGACAACAGGCTGGGGTAGTTATCTTTCAGTTATTCCTGAAACACAGGCTATGACTTTAGCGGATAATACAGAGACTATTAAATACAGCGTGGCGTTGACCAAACTGAAAGAGATGAAGCAAGAATCTAAGACAGGTGCTTCTGGTTTGGGTGCTTTGAACATGAAGGAATTGGAAACTATTCAAGGTATCTTGGGTCGTTTAAATCCAAAATCAGCTAACTATCCTAAAGACCTTAAAACTATTGAAGAGTTCTTCACACGTGCTAAGAAAGCAATGGACGAAGAAATTAAACTTACACGTGGTAAGGTTCAGCAGCAGTCTGGTTCACCTGATGTGGCCCCTAAGCCTAGTGGAATGTCTGGACGTAATCCTCAGCTGCAACCTCAAACTAATGACTATGAGGGTTTAATTAAGCGTAATATGGATAGAAATAAAGGCTACAGTCGAGCACAAGTAATTTCTAACTTGATTGCAGCTCAGAAAATCCCTGCTGATTATAAATAAGGACTCCAATGGCAGATAATCTTCCAAAGACACAAGAGGAAGCTCGTAAGCTCATCGCTCAGCGCATGGACGCTATAGCCCGTGTATATGAACAAGAGAAAGCAGCAGGAACACTCACAAAAACTAAAGATGTTCAACTGCGTCAACAGTTTGCAGATCTAAATAAGCAGTTTACCGTTGCTTCTTCAGGCACAGCAGGTAGCGCAGGGCGTGGTTTGATGGCTGGTATCTATCAAGGTGGTACTGAGTTTAACCGTCAAGGTGCTCGATTAGCCTTACCAATGGCTACCATGCCAGCTCAACTGGCTCAAGCAATGACTAACTTTAAGTTTGGTCGTCCTGTTACTGAGCCACAAAGCCAAGAGCAGTTGGTTCCTTTCCGAGCCGGTCAAGGTGTAGGTACATTGGCTACCGGTCTTCTTACACCCGGAAATACAGCTAAAACAGTGGCCCTAGGTGCTGGCTTAACAGCTGCTGATATTGGTATTGAGTCTCAAATGGGTGGACCTCAGTCTGCTGCTTCTGGTGCTTACTTGTTGCAACTGCTAGGTCGTGGTGGTTGGAAAGGCATGAAGTCTTGGCGTGAAGGTCGTAAGTTCGATGAGCTTATGAAGAACCTTCCTAAAGATATGCCTGAGCTTGAGCGTAATGCTCTGAAACAATTCATGCTCACAGGCCAAGGTGCTGACAACGGTATCGTAGCTGCTGCTATGCAAAAGCTTGAGACTAAGCCTGAGTTTGCTGAGATGCTCAAGAAGCTCCGTGAAGGCGCTACTGAACAAACCTTGACCGGTATGCGTCCTGATACTGGTAAGCTCACTAAAGAGCAATCTGGTACAGGGTTGGTACAGACAATCCAGAATAAGCTTGATGGTCTTAAAGAGACTGTAGCTTCGTCCATCTTCGATCCTAAGCGTTTAAGCTTGTATGACAAAGCTAAGGGCTACGGTGGCGGTAAAGCTATTGTTGATCCTACAAGCACAGTGGCTCGTATTGATGAGTTAATTAAAGAGTTTGAAGCTAAGAACACAGGCGATGCCGCTAACTCCATTAAAGCTTTGAAGGCCGTTCGTGAGCGTTTTGCTCCTACGTTTACCACAGAAGCTCGCGGAGGTACTCAGTATGTAGTTGACCAAGGCATTAAAGGTAATACTGTAGCTGGCACTCCAGCAGGGACTCGTATTGAGAACCGTACAGTGACTACCTATGATGCAGTGGGTTTTCCTCAAACTAAGACAGTGCAGGTAGAAGTACCTTATGCTGGTAGCCCTGCTGTTACTTCGGCAGGTAAAGCACCAACTATGGGTACGATTCCCGGTGCTCCTTCAGTGACTATTCAACAGAATGTACGTCCTGTTACTATCGAGCAAGTGCAGGGTATTCTGTCTGAGTTTGGTAAGAAGGCTTCTAAGGAAGATCGCTTGTTGCAAGATTTGTCTATCTCTTCTGAGCAACGAATCAGTGCTGCTATCTTTGGTGGAATGAAAGACGACATTCGTGCTTCTTTGGGCAAGGTGACTGACCCTAACGATCGTAAAGCTTTGTCTATCCTTACTGAAGCTCGTAACAAGACAGCTGAAGCCGCTGAGCGTTACAACACAGCTGTAGCTCAAGGAATGCCAGCTTTCTTAAAAGACTCCAATCCAGCTTCTTTGGACTTCCCTACTTTGGTTGGTCAATATGAGAAGTTAACCCCTCAACAACGTGCTTCTGTGCGTCAGTGGGTTGGAGATACTGATCCTGAAGTGTTGAAGCAGTTTGATCGTCAGGTATACACTAATTTCCTAGATAAAGCACGTGATGACGCAGGTACTGTTGATCTCGGTAAGCTTACAAGCCTCTGGAACAGCACTAAACCTGCTGACCGTGACGCTGTGACTACTGCCTTAGGTGTTAACGCCGGTGAGTTCAATGCTCGTATGCGTGATGCCACAGCCTTTAATAACCGTATCCGTGTGGCTCAACCTACAACAGACGGAAATGTAATTAGTGAGGTTGCTCCTTCTGCTGCTCGATTGGCTGGAGCTACCTTAGGCTACGGCGCTCACCAAGGTGTGATGTTGTCTGCTGATGTTGCTAAGCAGTTGCTTGATAAGACTAAGCTGACTGATGACCAGTTGATGAAGCTTTTCTTGTCTCCTGAAGGCGCTGACTTCTTGAAGACTCAGAAGCTAACCCCCGGCTCTGCTGAGTTACTAGATAAGTTGACTAAGGTTACTACTATGCCTACACCTGCTACAGGTACGGTACAGCAAGTTGCACCTCAAATAGCACCTTATTCACAAGAGGCCACAATTGGCGCTAAAAACCTAGCTGTTGACTTAGGAAAAAGCATATTAGGTATTGAACCTACACCACAACAAGCTGAACTGCCTCCTTTCCAGTTGGTAGAAGATGAAGAACCTGTAGTGCCTCCTGTACAACAAGAGACTCAACAAAGCGTACCAGTATTTCAAATGGTTGACTAATGCCTCTCTTAATCCTTGCTGGTGCTCTCAAGGCTGTTGAGGCTATCCAGCAGGGATGTGAGCTATATAAAGAGTATAAGGGTACTGTCCTTAAAGCTAAGAAGACCTTCGATGAAGTCAAGGGTATAGCTACTGAGGTAACTCAGGTCAGTACAGGTATATGGGGATTCATTAAGGATAGGTTCTTCAGCGATGGCGATACTAAGACTAAGATTGAGACAAAGAAGGAACCGCAAGCTACTGAACAGAAAGTTACAGAAAGTGTAACTAAGAAGGTAGTCCCTCCTGATATAGATGAGCAGATAATCAAGAATGAGCTAATCAAGAACTTGAAGGTATTCTTCAAAGCAATGATAGCAATTCAACATAAGATAGAGACACAACAGCTACGTATTGATACTGAGTTCATTGAGCCTGATGAGCTACTAGATGTCTCCCTTGACTTAGTTATAGCTAAGAAGGAGATGGAGAAGGCTCAGAAGGAGATCAGGGAAGTCATGATCTATCAGAGTCCTCCTGAGCTAGGTGCTCTCTATACAGACGTTATTGAAATGTTTGGAATAGTACAGGAGAAACAAGAAGTAACTCACTTACTAGCAATTAAGCGTAGGAAAGAGGAAGTACTCAGGAAACATAGGATTATATCCAAGTTAAGACAGAGGATAGCATGGGTAATCGTAATGGCAATAGTGGTACTAGAAACATGGGGACTAACAATAGCGATTCTTCTAGCGAGACAGCCTACATAAGCTTTCTTATCTTGCTTACCTTGTTGTTCTTCATTATCTTACCGTTTGAGTTGTATCTTTACATAATAGTTAAAGATGCAGTAGAGTTTTGTTATAGGAGTAAGTAAATATGGATGAGAATCATAAACAAAAATGGACATATCTAATGGGTCTAACCTATATGATTGTCAACATCGCTGACTTTGTAGTCTTTCCAATTATGTACACAATCGTACAGTTTTGGGAGACTCAAGCAGCTAACGACGCCTTCCGTCAGTGGGTTCCCTTGACCTTGACTAATGGTGGTTTTATCCACATTGCCTTTGCAGCTATCTTAGGTATCTCAGCCTTTAACAAGGAAGAGAAGAAGCCTGATGCTTCGTAATATAGTTACATTCGTTATCTGCCTTTCATTGGCTTTCTTTACTGGTAAATATAAAGCTAGACAAGAGATCCAAGAGGAAGTTAGCCGTATAGAAACAAAAATGCAAGAGGTTACGGCTCAAGCTAACGAACAGTTAAAGAAAGAAAAACAAGATGCTCAAAATAAGATCAATTATCTCAAGTCTGCTGTTGCTGACGGCACTCTCAGGCTGCATGTCCGTACCAGTGGCAATACCTGCTCTACCGACGGAGATTCAGAAAATGGAGCCGAACTTGACAGACAGACTGCTCAAGACCTTATCAGCATCACCGCAGACGGCGACAAAGCCATCCTCCAATTAAATTCTTGTATTGACCTCTACAACAACCTAAGGACTATTAAATAATGAATCTCTCTGAACACTTTACTCTCGAAGAAGCTACTTACAGTGAGACTGCTGTACGTCAAGGTATCGACAATCAACCCTCTGCTACTCAGCTTGAGAACATGAAAGTAGCTGCTCAGAAACTTGAGCAACTTCGAGCTGTTACTGGCCCTCTGAAGATTAACTCTTGGTTGCGTCTACCTGCCGTTAACGTGGCTGTTGGAGGCTCTAAAGTCTCTTCTCACATGGATGGTTGGGCTATCGACGTATCTAGCTCTAAACTGACTCCTCTCCAACTGTGTCAGGAAGTACAGAAGGCAGGTATCAAGTTCGATCAGATGATTCATGAGTTTGGTCGTTGGATGCACATCTCCTTTGCACCTGAGATGAGACAACAAGAGCTAACTATCTATCGTCCTGAGAACAAGTATAAAGCTGGTATCTTGACGGAAGAGCAGTATCACAAAGCATAACAAAGAAGCCCTCCGAAGAGGGCTTTTTAGTATCTACGTCCGCAGGACTTTACACGAAGAGTAGAGAGATAGTGAAGAATCCTAAGTGGATCATGACACAGCTACAGAACTGATATTCATCCTCAGTAGTCTCCACCACTGCCTCATCATTGTGTTGTAAACCTACAACAAAGCCTCCAGCCCATGA